GATATAAGTGGTCTGAATATGAAAAATATATCTGACACATTGAATCTCAATCAAAACCTTAAAGATTATATAGGTTTTTAAAGGTTTTTTCTTAAATTTTTGATATTTATTAGTAGGGATGTTTTTAGATTTAACAATCTTTAAAATTATCTCTACTTTTTTATGATAATATTTTGATATATGATAGTTTTGAACTATTTTTGTGCGTAAGAAAAGACAATAATAAAATAAAAATGATGTAAAATGGAAGATTTAAAATTTAATGCGGTTAACATTGATGCTAAAGCGTTGGAAGAGCAAAATGAGAATTTAAAAAAACCAAAGAACAGTTTTCAAGATGGAAAAAAATTAAGTTTTGACCCAAAGAATTATCTTGACCTTAAATTAAAGGAACATGAAGCAACAAAGACTGTAAAGGTTAGGTTTTTGCCGATATCGGCAAGTAACGGAACTGTATTTTTTGACATTATCACGCATTCACTTAAAGTTGACAAGGAAGTTGCCAAGAGTGGTTTCAAGTCATATGTTTGTTTGAATGATGAAAAAGCAGAAAGTGGTGAGGAATGTCCTATTTGTAAGAAATCAAAGGAACTTTTTGACAAGGCAGCACAAGCACGTAAGGAAGGAAATGAAATTCTCTCAAAGTCCTTGTTCAAGGAAGCATGTAGTTTGAAGAAGAAACGTACTTTCATTGCCCGAGTGATTGATAGGGAACATGAGGATGAAGGCGTTAAATTTTGGCGTTTTAATGAGAATTCCAAGGGTGAGGGTATTTACGACAAACTATGGGCACTCAACAAGACGAGGGCACAAGAAGCACTTGAAGACGGTGAAGAAAACTATAGTATTTTTGACCTTTATAATGGAAAGGACATTATAATTACCGTTGGAAAGTCACAAATTCCCGATGGATTCGGTGGAATGAAAGACAGTGTTTCTTATAACATTACAGATAGTGGAAATAGAAAACCACTTTCAAAGGATGTTGACAAAGCAAATTCGTGGCTTAATGACGAAAAAACATGGAAAGATGTTTACAGCCTTAAAGGTGCTGATTATCTTGAATTGGTTGTCAACGGAAAAATTCCTGTGTTTAACCGTGAACTTGGTAAATATGTAGAGAAAACAGAATTTGATTCTAATGTCAAAAAACTTGAAGAAGAGGCTGCAAGTGAGGTATTAAAGGAAAATTATGTCACGTCAACATCAGAAATTATCAACAAGGAATTTGAAAATGTCGGTAATGAGATTGATGATGATTTACCATTTTAAATGTATAATGTGAGAATGTGATGGAGAAATTTATATTTTTTTCCATCATGTTCTTATTTTTTAGGAATTTGAAAATAAAAATCTATCAAATGAATATAATTCATGCAAGGGAAATTGAGGTTTGTTTATGCTCCAATGGAAAGTGGAAAAAGTGCCATATTGTTAATGGAGGCACATTATTTTGAAAAAAGAAATGTTGGAATTTTGTGTATGAAATCATCTGTTGATGATAGGGATGGAACTGATGTCATAAAATCAAGGATTGGTATAGAAAGGGAATGTCTTACAATATATCCAGAATATGACATATATAGGATTGTTGAAAAAATTGTTAAAGAACAAGAAGAAAACAACGAAGAAAACAAACTCCAATGGATTCTTGTTGACGAAAGTCAGTTTTTGACTGGTTATCAAGTTGAGCAATTAAGGGCAATAGTTGATAAACTGAATATCAATGTAATGTGCTATGGTTTGAGGACTGATTTTCAAACACATTTATTTGAGGGTTCAAAAAGATTGTTTGAGTTGGCTGATGACATTGAGGAAATGAAAATATCATGCACTTGTGGAAACAAAGCAATATTCAATGCAAGGTTCAATGAGTTTGGTGTAATTGTGACTGATGGTGAACAAGTTCTAATTGGTGGAGAAGACAAATATAAGCCTATTTGCAGTAAATGTTATAGGAAAGAAGTTGGTAGAATAATACCTAAAAAGAATGTTATGTATTAATTTTTAATGAAAATAACTTATTATAATGTGAAATTATGGCAAAACAAGCAATAAAAAAAGGTGCTGTAACAAAAAATGCTTTCAGTATTAAAGACTTTAAGAAAAACAACCTTAAAGTAACACCTGTTGCAGAAAAGCCAATGGAATGGTTTATTATGCCAAAGGGTTTTAGTGATGCCACAGGTCTTCCAGGTATTCCAAAAGGATGGTTTTCTGGATGCTATGGTTGGAATTCGACAGGAAAAAGTACAATAAAGAATTGTTTGATTGCAGCAGCGCAAAGACAAAACACGTTACCTGTTATATTTGAAACAGAAAGTAATTTTGATTTCAAATATGCGATTGATTGTGGTATGCAAGCAACACCTGTATACGGTGATGTTGAGGTTGAGGATGTAGATAGTGAAACTGGTGAGATTACAACACATACGGAAAAACAGATTATCGACTATGAGGGTGATTTCATACTTTTCACAAATGAGGCAATGTGTGAATATTGTGGGGATATGGATTATAGTACAATGACACGAAAGTCAACAAAAAGAACTGTTGCGTTGATTGAGGATATTGCCTATATCATCAATGATTTGTTGGATAAACAAGAAAGTGGTGAATTACCAATTGATTTGTTGTTCGTTTGGGATAGTGTTGGTAGTGTGACCTCTTGGAAATCACACAGTTCAAAAGTAGGAAACAATATGTTTGATGCATCAAGCATCAGTACGGCGTTTAATACAATAGTTAACACACGTATACCGTCATCAAGAAGTCAGAAATCAAAATACACAAACACATTTTTCATAGTGAACAAAATTTGGGATTCCTCAATGGCAACAATGGGAAAACCATCAGTCAAGTTAAAGGGTGGTAATTCATTTGAATATGCATTACGTTTATTGATTGCGTGTGGAAAGATTATTACAAGTGGTGTCAAGAAGTTGGAGGCAACAGTGAAAGGTGAAAAATATGAATATGGTACGGTTGCGCCAATTTCAATTAAGAAGAATCATCTACCATCACCATTTAATCTGAGCAGGGATGGGATGCTTTACTGCACATCAAATGGAATTATTGCTGAAGATGAAATTGATTCTTATAAGAAGAAAATATTACCTACAATAATTCAGCAACTTAAAAATAATGATACAAGTGGAAAATTAGATAATATTACAGAAGAAGATATTGAATTTACAGAAAGTGATGAAGAAACCTTGTAAATATGCAATATAATTTTTGGGTTTTTAACTTTTTTGTATTATCTTTAGAATTGATTTTTTAAAATTAGACATTGTAACAAGTACAGGCTTAATTTAACCCATTGTTATTAAACACTCAGATGATGTACTGAGGATAAAAAAACACATAATTCCAAAGGTAATACTAGGATGCTGATAACGGATGGTGCCTGCTTGTTTTTTGAATTATTTAACATTATTATTAATTAAAATTAAAAAAAACGTATGAAAAGATTAATTTTCACTTTTTTGGTTTTATTTGGACTGTTGTCAGTTACAAATGTGAATGCACAAACTTATTATTACAAAACCTACAAATTTGCAATAAAGTACAAAACAAATGGTGTTTGGAGTAATTGGTCTGATTGGGAGAAGTCAAATATGACGTTGACTATTGATTTGGACAATGATGTTATTACTGTTTATAGTGAGAAACGACAGGTTTATAGGGTAATTGAATATCTTGGAAGTTATACCGATGATTCAGATGGAAAACAAACAAAGTACTATGTTATTGACCAAGACGGTGACAGAGGCTATGTAAGACTTAGAAAAGAATCTTCAGGCTCAAGTCAGATATATGTTGATTTCAATGATGTGATGTTTTGTTGGTGTTTAAGAAGAATATAATATTTTTCAATTTAAATATACAGTATTAATATGAAAGTAAAATTGATTAACATAGCAGAGTATGATTTGAAAGACGGTAAAGCAAGTGATATGCCGTTTTCGACTTTTGTAAACCTTTGTGGTGGTATTAACACAGGTCTTTCTAATGATTTACCAAAAGTGCGTTTGTTTAAGACAATGGCAGAATTTGTTTCTTTATCAAATGAAGAAGTAAATGATATAGACAAGGAAAAAAGTGTTAAAATACTATCAAACGGTCAATTTCTTGTGTTTCTTAAAGGAAACAATAGGAATAAGGAAGAAATCAAAGATTCAGTTGAGGAAAATGCCACAGCCGATACCAAAGAGAATACAACAAAATAACCCAGACGTGTGTAATAAGTCCTTTAATACGCTTCTGATTGATGGTTCTAATATATTGGAATTATCATCACTGGGTGATAACACGATTTCAAGTAGTGGAAAAAAAATTGGGGGCGTATTTCAGTTCTTTTTACAAATGAAACTTTTGCTTAAAAAAGGTAATTTCAGATATGTATATGTTTTTTGGGATGGACAGCGTTCTGGAAATTTAAGATATAACTTACTTAAAGACTACAAGCAAAACAGGGATAAAGAATTCAATGATGACAATCTTTCAGATTATATGAAAGAGGTCAATAGGAAAGTTGATTATATGTATCAACGCTTTGTCAAGAAGCAAGACCCTGTTAAACTACAAGAAAAACAGAAACAAAAGGAAATTTTTTATTGGCAGAGAGATATTGTAATGGAAATGTTGGAAGAGTTGTTTGTCAGACAATGCGTATGTGACGAAACTGAGGCTGATGATTTCATTGGATATTATGTGTCACATAAAAAACCGAACGAAAAAATTGTCATTGTGTCAAATGACAGGGATTTGACACAACTTATTTCAGATGATGTTATTGTATATGTACAATCATTGAAAAAATTTGTTAATGTTAAAAACCACACTGATATTATGGGTTATAATTATCAGAATGTTGTTTTGAAAAAGATGTTATGTGGTGATTCATCTGATAACATTAAAGGTATAAAGGGTTTCGGTGAAAAAACATTCTTCAACAATTTTGAAGAAGTAAAAAAGAGAAAAGTAACTTTGGATGAAGTTATAGAAAAAGCCAAGCAAATCAATGAAACAAGACTTAAAGACAAGAAAAAGCCATTGAAATGGGCAGAGAACATCATAAATAGAATAACTGATGGCTGTCAAGGTGAAAAAATATATGAGATTAATGAAAAAATCATAGATTTGAAAAATCCGTTAATGTCAGAAGAGGCAAAGGAATTGTTGGATAGTATTATGTATGCACCAATTGACCCAACTGACAGAAATATGGAGAATCTTTATAACATCA